ATGACGGTGTTGCTGAAGCCGTCGCCGGTCAGGGTCAGGGTCACGGCATCGCTGATGGTGCCACCCATCGTGCCACTCATGGTGCGAGCACGCTGAAGCGGGTCGGCATGAAGCACGGATGCACCGGGTTGCCCTCGCGGACGATCTCGTCTTCGCGGCCGACGTCCTGGTAGAGCAGCTGCGCCCAGACCAGGGATGACACGGGCAGCTGGCTGCTCACCGCCATGACGTTGGCCAGGCTGGCGCCGCGCTGGGTGATGTCGCGCGCCACCGCTACCTTGAGTTCACGCAGGGCGTTGTAGGTCGCATCCAGCCCCTGGTCGCCGGCGAGTGTCATTTCCGCATCGATGGCCGCACAGACGCTGCGCCGGACCAATTCCGCATCATGACAAGAGACGGGCTGATAGGTGGCCGACGATTGCGCCATCACGGTCACCGCGGCACGCCGCACCAGGTCGGTCACGGCCGCCACGGTGGCGGTCAGCACTGGGGTCGCCTGCACTGCGGTCGACGGCGAGCCTTGCACCACCGCCTGCATGCTCTGCATCGCCTGGCGCGGATCCGGATTGGCCTGCGCTGCGGCGCCGATCACCGACTGGATGCCGGCGCCGATACCGGCGACATTGCCACTGCTGGCCACGGTCGTGAGCGCTGCGGACACATTCAGGACATGGGCCTGCGCGGCGGAGGCGGCGCCGATCAACGAGGCGACCGTGGTGCGCGAATTCTTTTGGCTGGCCGGAAAAGTCTGCCCGACCATGCGCCCGACGGCGCCGGGCGACGCCGCCACCATCGTCACCAGGCTGGTGGAGGTGAAGGTGACCGAGCGGGCCAGCGTCGTCAAGCGATTGACGGCAGATTGCACCAGGGCCAGGGGTGTGGACACCAGGTTGTGAATCGCCCCTTCGAAATCCTGCAATTGCGCGAGAAAGGAGGCGGCGGCGGCGAGCTGCGTCGCGGCCGGCGTATTGAGGATGATCGACGGCTGTTTTCTGGCCGAGTTGTCGATCAGGGTGAAGGTCAGTTCGGCGACCCGGCCCTTGTCAAAACTCAGGTCGCATTCATAGTCGATCAGGGAGATTTTTGACAGGCTGCCCAACAGCGGATGCACGAGCACGGCGTCGTCGGCCTGCGCGACCGCCCGGTCCATCCGCTCGACCTGGCTTTTGAGGGTGCCCCCGCCGCCATAGGCGCCGCCGCCTTCGACGAAAAAGCCGCGCACGTGGTAGCGCTTCGCCTGTTGGCCAAGATCCTCGACCCAGACGCCGTCGACGTAGGGGTACTGGTGAACGGCATTTTTGCGGCCGAAGGAATGGCGGACGTTGCTCACGCCAAAGGGCACGCCGCGCCAACTGGCGGTGCGCAGGTCCCGGAAAAACGGCAGCGCATTAAGGGCCGGCATACTGCTCGCGCCGAAACTCGCCGCCGTCAGGGCGTTGATAGCATTGGTGGCTGAATTCAGATCCATCGTCAGGCTCCGGCCATGACTGGCGAGGTGTAGGCGATCTTGACGCCCTCGGGTGTGGTCACGCGCGTCTGTACGGCCCCGGCGCGGTCCACCTTGGTCTCTACCTTGACATTGATCTGCGGCGCCGCTGTGGGCCCGGCTGCGGCCATACGATCGCCTGTTTCGCCGTTGCTGCCGGGCGCTCGCGCGAAAAGGGACGGTACGGCCGGTGCGCTGGCCTGCCCATTGCCTTGCGATTGCGCCATTTGCTCGGCGAGGGCGGCGCGGCTGCGCGCTTCACCGACGCGGTCGGCCGGGCGTTCGAAGTGGGTCGACACGATGGCCGCCGATTCGCCGGCCGTGGTCGCCCGGCGCAGCCGGTCGCCGGCGCCGCGATTGCTGTTGCGCAGCTCCCAGTCATAGAAGCCGAGCTGCTCTTCGGCGGTGCCGTCCTGCATGCGGTGGCCGTGCAACTTGGCAAACTGCGCCTGGCGATCCGGGTGCCATTGGCCGAGCCCGTAGGCCTTGCCTTTGTCGCCGCTGGCCTTGTCGTTAAAGCTGGATTCTTTGGCGATGTTGGCGCTGATGCCCAGTGATTGCGCCCGCGACCAGCCCTTGCCCTCAAAGAATTTGGTGGTGTCTTCCGACTGCAGCTTTTTTTTGTGCGTCCAGTCGTACATCTTGCCGCCGAGCGTGGCACCCTTCTCGCCGGTGGCTTTTTCCATCAGGGGATTGATGACATGATCATTGATCAGCGTGCCGACGCCGTAGCCGGCTGCACCGGCAGCGCCGACGGCGCCCGCCTTGCCGAGCAGGCCGAGCGCGGCGCCACTCAGGGTCTGCGCTGTTGCCGCAGCTTTTGCGGCGGTGCCGAGCACGCCATAGGCGGCTGCAGCGGCGGTCAATTTGCCGATCAACAGCACCAGCTGCGCAATCGAGGCCACGGTCGAGGCGACGAAGGCGCCGGCCATCAAGCCGGCCACAGCGATCAGCACGACTTTCCAGCCGCCAAACTTCTGCACCACGTCGTCGACCCATTTGGCCAGGTCGATCATGCCGTGGAGCAGCTTGCCGAATCCATCCAGCATTTTGCCGAGATCGACATCGGCAAGCGCCCGGGCAATACGGTCGACCACCTCCGCCACCTTCTGGCCGATCAGATCGCGGTTGGCCACGATCCAGGCGGTCCATTTGTTCAGGAGCGGCTGAATGACCGGAATGAGCTTGTCGCCGATGGTATTTTTCGTGCCCTCGGCGGCCAGGCTCATCTGGTTCAGGGCAAGCGCGAAACTGCTGGCCCGCTCGAGCATTTCCGGCGTCTTGACACCGGCTAGTCGAGTCGCCTCTGCCTGGTAAGCACGCATGGCCGCGCCGCCCTGCATCAGCACCGGCAATAACCCTTCGACACCGAAGCTGGCGGCGAGCTTGCGCGCGGCGGCCGGGTCGCGGCTTTGCACCTGCTGAATCTTGTCGGCGAAATCGACCATGGCGCTTTGCGCGTCGATCGCCCCGGATTTGGTTTGATGCAGGCCGATACCCAGATATTGGAGCATCGCCGCGGCACCCTGATTGCGGCCCCAGCGCGCATCCTGCAGCGTATCGGCAAAGCTGCGAAAGCTCTGTGTCATGGTGTCGGCGGACACCCCCAGCAGACGGCCGCTGTTGCGCATGGCATCGAGATTCTGTGCCGACACGCCAAGGATTTGCGCCGTGCGGCCGGTCTCGGCGCCGAGCCGCGCCCAGCCGGCGGTGATCTCATACAGGCCAGCCAGCGTGCCGCCGCCGATGAGCGCCGTCATCGGTGCGGCCACCTTGCCGATCTTGCTGGCCAGCTGCCCGGCTTCAGAGGCTGCCCGACCCATCGTCTGGCCCAGTTTGGAGAATCCGGAAGCGCGACTGAACTGCCCGACCGAGCGTGACAGGCGGGTCCACGGCCGCGTCATCTTGGAGACTGACGTGTTGATCTTGTTCATCGTCGCCGTCGCGCGATCGACGCAACTGACGGTGAAATTGAGATTACTGGCCATGGTTTTTAGGGGCGAAAATTATGCAAATAGTCTTTGCTGCGCGTAGGCGCGCTCATTGGCCGTAGTTTCGTTATTCCGCGGAACCATTGTTTCGAATACGCCTGGCCTGGTCGTGCCACCACTTGAGCTGGGTCCACGTCAGCCGTTCGGCGTCCTGCGGGCCCCAGTGGTAGAACCAGGTCACTTCGGCAACGACGTCTCCGACGTTGCCGGGGCATCCTCGAAAAAACTGCCGAGGTGGCGCTCCATGGCTCTGAAGTCACGGGCGCGCAGCCGGTTGATGATGGTGGCGGGTTGCTTGGTCTGCGCCGCGATGAGGGCCACCAGGGCGCGCACTTCACCAAACTTGATCGTGTCATCTTTGAGCTTGGCGATTTCGGCCACGGTCGGTTCTTCCAGGGTCAGCTCGGTCACGTCGTCGACCGGCGAGATGAGTGGGAAGGTCTGGCTCATTGCTCTGTGACCGAGCCGTTCATGCCTTCCCAATGCACTTCGAAGGTGGCCTCGGCGGTTTTGACTTCCTGCGCGTCGGTGGTCCACATGCCTTTGCCGGTGACCATTTTGCCGTTGGCCAGCTCGAGGCTGATGGTGACCTTGGTCATGGCATTGAAGTCTTTGACCGTGAGGCCGCCGGCATCGCGGAAGGTGCCACTGATGAAGGGGGCACGGGGCATCTCCGAATAGCCGTGCACCTGATCCTGGCCGGCAAGTGATTCGCGCTTCACGTCGCCTGGCGAATAGGACAAATCGCCGCTGAGAAGATGGGTGGTGCCGTCGACAGAAATGTAGGCGACGCCTGCAATCCGTTGTGTGTTGTCAGCCATGTTGACTCCTGATTAGGTAGACCGCCCGCTGGCGGTCTATTCGTGAGAAAAAGCGACGCACTACAAGCGATCTCTACAGGCGGAATTGCGCCAGCAAGGCAAACACGCGCAACTGATTAATGAGCGTGCCTGGCCACAAACAATCGACGCGATTAGGATTGTTCGCGTTCTTTTCGACAATGACGTTTTTGGCGAATTCGGTGCTGTTCTGCACATAGCCGTTGTATTCGAGATCCTGATAAGCGGCGATGATTTCGGCCTTCAGCGTATTCGGCGTGACGATTGCCGAGCCGGCCGCAAAGCGGGTGCCATTGGCCGCCAATTTCATGCGCGCGTATTTGCTGCTGATGATGCTGCGCATATAGCGCAACACATAGGCGAGCGTGAATAGCGTCTCGACTTCGAGATAAGAACTGTCCGGGCTGCCGGCCGGATTGACTTGGTAGGTCGTAATCAGGTTTTCAATACGG